CCCACTATCTGTGCTGTAATGCGCAAAAGACCACTTCTGTACTGAGCTTGCATACAGCCCCACTCCAGCATTTGCATAGTTTGGCGCACCTCTACTTGAATCAATTCTTATTCTTGTAGCTTCACTAGATGTAACAGATAGTGGAAAACTAACTCCCACCACTGGTGTAGGTGTTGAGGTTGTTCCTATTAGAACAGTTGTTCCATTATCATAAACTAAACTGTTACCAATAGTTGTACTGCTTGTGAATTTAGGTAGATAGTTAGTTGTACCAGAAACAGCAACAGACGTCCCAGAGGAACCAGACGTTCCACTACTACCATTAGCACCACTGGTTCCACTAGAACCACTTGTAGCAGATGATCCAGATGTACCACTAGTCCCACTAGTTCCTGTTGTACCACTGGTGCCAGAAGTAGCTGATGTGCCACTGGTACCTGTAGTTCCAGACGTACCTGAACTACCACTGGTACCACTTGTACCACCTGTACCATCAGTTGCAGATGTTCCACTAGTTCCACTTGAACCAGAGGTGCCTGTAGTACCTGACGTACCAGATGAGCCACTAGTAGATGACGTACCGCTAGTGCCACTAGTACCTCCTGTTCCATCTGTAGCTGATGTTCCTGATGTACCAGACGAGCCTGATGTTCCTGTAGTGCCTGAAGTGCCTGAGCTACCACTAGATCCTGTTGTACCACTGGTTCCACTAGTCGCACTGGTTCCACTGGTACCACTAGTTCCAGATGAACCATCTCCACCTGTAGCACCATCAAGGTTAACCACCCAAGAAGAATAAGTTCCAGAGCCAGTTTGTCCTGTCACTAAAAAGCTTAAGCTACCAGTGTTTGGATCATAGGCTGTAAGGATAGCTTCGTTATGCTGTAGAGCATCTAGTGCATAGGTGATGATAATACTTTGTCCTAGTGTATAAGACAATCCAGTGCCTACAGTTATGGTACCTGTACCACCTGCTGCTTGTAGTGTGTATGTTGAGCTTGATGTAGTGGCAAATCTATCTCCAGACAATCCAGAAGTACCAGAAGTACCAGTGGTCCCGCTAGTACCTGAAGTTCCGCTTGTCCCAGTAGTACCACTTGTTCCTGACGAACCGCTGGTACCAGTTGTGCCACTAGTTCCACTTGTTCCGTTGCTACCATCAAGACCAGTTGTACCACTGCTACCGCTAGTCCCGCTAGTTCCAGTGGTGCCGCTTGTACCAGAGCTACCGCTTGTGCCTGTAGTTCCTGAAGATCCAGAGGTTCCTGTAGTTCCACTTGTACCAGAAGTTCCAGTGCTTCCGCTAGTACCACTAGATCCGCTCGTACCTGTTGTTCCGCTAGTACCAGATGTAGCACTGGTTCCGCTAGTCCCTGTTGTACCAGAACTTCCTGAACTTCCACTTGTGCCTGTTGTACCACTAGAACCAGATGTCCCACTTGTACCAGTGGTTCCACTCGTTCCATTAATACCACTTGTCCCACTTGTTCCACTGGTTCCTCGTGTACCTGAAGTACCAGAGGTTCCTGCTGAACCTGTGCTACCAGACGTACCACTTGTTCCAGCTGTACCACTTGTACCTGCTGGACCTGGGACATAGCCAAGTATTGCGTATATATCAAGATCTGTAATAGGACTAGCTGCTGTAACTAGTCCTTTTGCATTTACAGCAAATTTCAAAGGTGTGATGCCTGCGTATGGATTAGCATTGGCATTTTGTAATGTAAGTGTTATTGTGCTTTGTGTAAAGCCTGTACCCACTACATCACCTGTGAATGTAATTGCTTGTGGAGAAACTACTAATGGTGTTGTCGTAAGACTTGTTACAAGTCCTTTAGCATTTACTGTCACCACTGGAATTGATTGGCTAGCACCAAATGTTCCTGGATTTATGTTGACAGTGTTTAATGTAAATACAGCAGAACCAGGTCCTGTTGCTACACCATCTCCAGAAAGAGCTGTAATGTAGTTTCCTGGAGGTTGGAATGATGATGAATCTAGCGTTCCATCACCCTTGACAAACTGCGAAGCTGTTCCTCCTGTAGTGATGTGTTTTGCAGCCTTGAGGTTGCCTGTGAACTCGAGAGTGAAATTACCACCAATGGTTGTGTTTTGAATTAGACTACCACCTAATTGAACTGGAGCACTTAGAGAGGTTTGTACTAAACCATTATTAAAAATATACCCTATGCCAGAGTTTATAAAAGCTTGGTTGATCTTTTGTATAACAACCTGTAAGTTGTCATTAGTCTGTACACCAATGTATAGCAAATCTTCTCCCTCATAGAATACACAGGAAGATGATAACAGAAGAGGACATGGGTTAGCTCCGCATATAGCACTCATAAGCTTGGTTATTTATCCAGCCACTACAAGATTTATGAAGGTCCTATAGTGGTAGTTGTGGTAGTAGTGGTGGTACTTACGATTACATCAATATAGTTTGTGCAAACTCCATTACTCATTATCCTAACTGTTGTTGTACCAGCTGGAGCAATCACAGAATATCCTGCTAATAAAGCTGCCTTACTTACGCCTGTAGCAAATGCAGATGCAAAACCATCAACATTAGAATAAAGGTTGAATGGTCCTGCGTCTGCTCCAGCTGATGTTAGTGTTATGAATACGTACATGCACTTTTAGTTTAATTGTGTTATTAGCAAGAAGTTGCTGCGCTTAACACTCCGCCACCTGATACTGTCCATTTAGTACTCAAGTTGGTTATGTAAATATAACCACTATAAGTAGTTGTTAGACCAGTGTTGGTGTATAAAACTACACCATTAGCTAGTACAGGAACAGATGTATACAATGGAGACAACAATACAGCTGATGTACAAGGGCTAGCAATGTTTACCAATCCTCCTAAGTACCAAGTATAATATCCAGGTCCTGAAGTTGTTGTAGTGGTAGTACTAGTCGTTGGACCAGCTGATGTACTGGTTGTAGTTGTTGTAGGTGGTGTTGGAGATATTTGTTGTTCTATTAAATAAATAGCATAGTCAATCTTTTCTAACACAGTGGTGAGGTCATCGCAACTTTGGATGCCTGTCCCTGCTAGGTTTGGACCTATGTATTTTACATTCTCAGAAGAAACAAATTTACATTGTTCACCGCTGCAACCACAAGGACCTAAAGATCCACATCCTGGGCAATTAGCATTAAATGGCATAGTTTTATGGGATATACATGATATAATAAGCACCAATTGTAGGCTGGATGTTGTTGTGTGCCACTCCACCACCTGTAGGACTAACAGTTACACTAGTTGTAACATTCACTGTAGCATTATTAGTTGGCCCAAGATCAGCAGTTCCTGATGTACTCTTAAGATTATATGAAAATCTATCACCAGAAAGTCCAGACACATCATAGTATGTATCAAGAGGGCTTGTACTTGTTAAATCTGAAATCTGATTACCAACTTTAGCAATAAAGTGTGAATGTGGATCAGCAGTGGATGTAGCTGTTGCTGTGTGCGTGTGAGAAGGAATCTCTGTAGCACTTAGCGTTACAGCATTTTGACCAGTGGTGAAAAACAGAGTGTAGTTTGGATTAGCTCCTCCAGGGTTTACAGCAGGATTCATTGTTCCTCCACCCATTCCTGTAGTTACACCAGCTGTAACACGTCCTCTCTTGTCTGGTGTTCCATTGTTACCGTTACACAAATACACGTTTGCAAACAAGCCAGATCCTGCTCCTGTGATGTCAAAGCTTGTAATAGGGCCATAGTATTCATACGCAATGTATGGTACCATATTATTCTTGTACAAGTTGGATGGTGCAATGCTGTTCAAATAGGCTTGAATAAGTGAATTTAAATCAGCAAGCTGAACATAGTTGGTTGTTACATCAAGCTCTAGTGCTGTTAAGTCAGCAGCTGTTGAGCACAGCTTATTAATAGCTGCTTGGAGAATATCATGTGTATCAGATGATGCTGTTACACCTGTAAGACATCCAATTGTGTAATTGGCGTTAAGGGTGGTGAGTGTTGATTCAATTGCGGTGACACTGGTTTTTAAAGCGCAAATTGATTTTATCAGTGCTGAGATAACATCATTAAGAGTTATTTCACCAGACACTGGAAGAAAGCCACTCACCAATGGGCAGAGATCAGCTGGTTTAATGACAGGAATAATGCCATTACCAGTGGATAAATCTATGATAAATGTTGCAATTTGTAGTTCAACAAAAGCAAGTGTGTCCCCATTGGAAATACCAAGGGCAGGAATACCGTATCCTGTATATCTTACGCACTGATCAGATATGATTTCAGTGCATCCATTAAAGCAATTAGAGCAGCTCATTTATTTATATTTTAGAAGTTTCACTTTACTAGCTATTTGACAAACGCTAAAGTTTTTAGCGTAATCTGGGTTACAATACTTATATGTCAAGATTCTTCTGTAGTTCAAAAGATCTATCATTGTTGTATATGGAACTGGCATATTGAGTGCAAACACAGTGTTATTGTACAGATTCTTTGCCACCTCTGTAATCTTGCACTCTATATCAGCCAGCAAATCAGGGATTTCACCACATTCAGAACAGGAAGTTAATCTAGGTTGTAACATATCTATTGATTTTGAGAGGTGGGTGGTTGTACTGTGATTGACTCCTTCTTTTTATCTGCACAATATGCACACATACCATTCTTAAGGTTGCATCCACATCCTACGCTTGCTCCACAGCTTGAACACTTTGCCATATTAGTAATAAGTTGTTACGGTTGCGTAATTATTTCCTGAACATCCACAGTTGTTTCTTAGGAAGTTATCCAGCATTTTATCAGCTTGAAGATACAACCTATTTGCTTCAACTGTAGCACAATTATTAGCTGCTGCAATAGCACCATTAATAAAAAATGATATAGTTGTAAGTTCCACCTTAGATTGTGTCTTAATTGCTCTATCACACTCCATCATGTCAAGCTTCATAAATGCCTCATCAAACTTCTCTTGAAGTCTCTCAGTACGCATAATAGTCTTCTTAACGAAGTTTATGTTTGCTGGTGCCACTGAATACTTAAGATAGTAAATACCATCAGGAAGAGGATCATTACCAAGTGGTGTGATTCCCAAGTTTGAGGTGGTAAAGACATTCAAATCATTCACTACAAATGGAAGATTTACTATTCCAAAGTTTGGAACATTTATCTCAATAGATGGAGATGAGACATTTGGTGGGGTAGTTGGGTAAGTAGATGCATCAGCAACAGCTAATGTTAGCGTGTTGTATGTTGGAACTACGAGAATGTCTAGTTTCAGAGTTGGCATGGGAGTTATAAAGAAAATGCCAGAGGATTTTGAGAACTAATCCTCTCACCCTCTGGCATAGGTTATACAAATTTTAACTTACCTACTATTAAGGAATCAAAGTGCTAGTAGTGGTAGTTGTTGTTGGAGGTGTAGAAGTTGTAGTGGTAGTAGTAGTGATACAAGCATTGTTGTCAACTACAGTACCAAGAGCAGCTTCAAGAACAGCCTCAACAGCAGCAGAGATACCAGCGTTACCTGGAGTAGCAGCATTAGGAACAGCAACAATTACCATGCTATCCTCATATACGTAATCACCCCACTGATACGCAGAACGATCAAACTGATTGAACTTGATGTAATAGGTGTTGTAAATAGTACCAGTAGTTACATAAGATTCAAAGTTCTCGTTGTAACCGTTCATTCTGTACAAGTGCTTCAAGTAACCTGCCTGATAGCTGTAGAAGTTTTTCTCAAGTTGAGCAATTTCTTCAGCAGTACCAGTTGGGTAAGAAGCTCTCTGTACAACAACAGGGTTAGCAACGATATCGCAGTTATCAGCTACGATGAAGTCAGCAGTGGTAGCTGGACCTTGGTATACGAAAGTACGGAAGTACATTCTGTCATATTCCCAAGGGAATGCAGCAATATCGCAAGGCTGGCCATATTTAGTAAGAGGCTTACCAGAGATACGAAGAACAGCACTAGCATTGTTACCAATTCTTTGGAAAGTGTAGAAATCAGACAATGTAATGTTGTCAGGGTTGTTACCAGGAGCTGCA